AACCAGCAAATCGCTGATACTTGCTGTGGGATACCAGCCATTTACCCACCATGCTGATACAGAAAACTCCAGTGTCATTACGCCACTGCCTGCAGGCATATCAATAACACCCGTGTAAATCAGAGTATTATCCAGAGCCGTTCGGTTATAAATTTCAGCCCCGTTTTTCTTCACTATCAGGCGGCATGACGAATAAGTATCGCTATTCTCCCGTTCATGTCTGGCACCGCTGAAAGCCACCGCTGGAATAACAATTTGCCGGTCAAACGGCTGATCGTCATAAACCCTGACGGTAATGGTTCCTGATGGCCACCGCTCCGGTGCACGGGAGTCCCGGGGGAAAGCTTTGCCCACTGTTTTAACGAGATCGCCTTCAATCTGGTTCGCGGACAGTTTTCCCAGAACCCGACAGTTCTCGTTAATCGTGACGTTGTTGAGCGTCCCGGAGTTCGCATTCACGCTACCGCTGATATCGGCATTTTTCGCCGTCAGCCGCCCGTCCGGTGTCAGGGAAAATGCCGGAGGATTACCGCCGCTGGTAATGGTGGGAGCCGTCAGATATTTCAGGAACACTTCGTTCATGAATATCTGATCGCCCTGACCAACAAACATCGGCTTTGTGTTGCCATTCGCAGGATTAACCATCGCAATCCTGTCCGCCGCCAGCAGCACCTGACTCTGCATGCCGTCAGGGGTGTTCTCAATACCGGCACCAATACCCGCGATATAAAGGCGTCCGTCCTGCATCTGCTGCAGCTTCACAGCCCACATGCTGTTCAGGTTATTATTTGTATCAACCTGAACCTTCTGTATCTGCTGAATTGCCGCACTCTGGTCTTCCAGTTTCTTATTGACGGTCTGCGTGATTTCATTGCTGACATCCGTAATGGACGTCCTGATTTCAGCCAGGTCAGGCGCAAGCTGACCGTTATCAATCTGCGTCCACAGCTCCTGAGCCAGATGGGTTTTCCCTATCTCTCCTTTGAAAAAATCCAGATAGCCGGATGCATCATCACTCGGCTGGCCAACAGCCTCCACAAATGCCGATTTGCCAACGGTGTTCACACTGCGGATGTAAAAATAATAATCATGGCCCGGTTTGATATTGATACTGGCAGCTATCCAGTACAGCGCCGTGCCAAGATAGCGGGCTGTGGTTTCAACCTGCCTGATATCCGCAATCCGCTTTTCCGAGAACCAGAACTCAAACTGTACCGTCGGATCATAAACGGCAAGATGGGGCGTGGCGGTTATCTGAAAATAGCCCGGCGTCAGCTCAATCCGCGACGGCGCTGCCGGTGCGGCAATACGGAACGATACCGATGCCGGATCGCCCTGCTGCCCCCAGGCATTTGCCGCCCGGACTGTCAGCCTGTAGTTCCCTGGCGCCAGTTGCGTGAAGCGGTATGTGGTTTCCGTCGTCCGGGCCGTGCTGACCAGCCGCTCACTGCCGTCATCCGCTGCCACGGTCAGGCGAAGCATAAAGCTCACGCCCTTCACCACCTTCGGCGTATCCCAGCGCGCCAGCACCTGGTATTCCCCGCTGTCTGCGGTGACTTCGGCGGTCAGGTGCTGCACCGCTGGCGGCGTGACACCATTCACCGTGCCGCTCTGGTCGCCGTCAAAGTGCGCCCCGTTATCCACGATGGCTTCTTTTTCCGGTACATGCTGCACGGCAGTGATGGCATACGTGCCGTCATCGTTCTCACGGATACTCACACAGCGGAACAGGCGCTGACGCAACGTCGGCAACTTCAGCCCCCACACACTGTATTCTGCAACGCCGTCAGGAACCCGATTCACTTTCACCTTAAGTCCGTCGGTGACGGACTGAACCTCCACGCTGACCGGATTGCCACTTCCGTCAACCAGGCTTATCAGCGTGGTACCGGAGGATGGCAGCGTGATTTCACGGTCGAGCGTCAGCGTCCGGGTCTGGCTGTTCACCGCCAACACGCGACCACCGGTGCTGATACCGGCATAGTCATCATCGCAGATTTCAATAACATCGCCCGGCACATGGCGAAGCCCTTCTGCGCCCACGCTGAAATCCACGGTCTGCGTTTCCAGCAGTTCCGTTTTAATCAGCCACAGCCCGGCGCGGTGTGCCTGCCCCCGGCTGGTACAGCCAAAGGCATCCATCTTCGTGACATTACGACCGTAACGGGCAATGGCCTGCGTATCTTCAACAAGCTCTGTCGCCGTCTCCCAGCCGTTGTTCGGGTCAATCCAGTTCACCTCAACGGCATTATGGCGGTCCTTCAGGGCGCTGAAGCTGTAGCGGAACGGCGCGCCATCATCCGGCATCACCACATTACTGCGGTTATAGGTCCACACCTTATCCGACTGTCGGTCCTGCACGAACGTCAGCGTCTGCCCGTTCCATACCGGCATACAGCGCATCGCCGAGCAGAAATCACTGAGCACATCCCACGCCTTGCGCTGTGTGGTCAGGTACGCATTACAGGTGATGCGCGGCTCCGTGCCGCCAAAGCCGTCCGGCACTGACTGGTCGCAGTACTGGCCGATGACATACAGCGCCCATTTGTCCACATCCGCCGCACCAAGACGTTTCCCCATGCCGTAGCGCGGGTGGGTCAGCATATCCCACAGACACCAGGCCATGTTGTTGCTGTATGCTGGTTTTAACGTTCCGTCCCAGATACCGCTGTATTGCCGCGTCTGCGGGTTATAGTTCGACGGCACCTGCAGAATGCGCCCGCGAAGATGATAATTACGGCTCACCTGCTGGCTGCCGAACTGCTCCGAGTCCACCTGTACGCCGACCAGTGCCGTGTTCGGGTAGCACTGTTTCACATCGATGATCTCGGTGTATGACGACCAGAGCGTTTTGTTCTGCAGCTGGTCTGTGGTGCTGTCCGGCGTCATCCTGCGCATCCGGATATTAAACGGGCGCGGCGGCAGGTTACCCACCACCACCGAGGCCAGATACTGCGAGGTGGTTTTGCCCTTAATGGTGATGTCTTTTTCCGTCACCCAGCCACCGTTACGCTGTATCTGAACCAGCAGGCGGACTTCCGACGGATTCCTGTCTCCCTTTGAGGTGGTTTCCACCAGTGCCTGTACACCGAAGGTAAAGCGCAGACGGTCGATGTTTGCCGACGTGATGGTCCGGGTGATCGGCGTTTCATATTTCACTTCCGTACCCAGCACCGTCTCGGAACCGGAGGATTCAAATCCCTCCGGCGGTGACTGCTCCTGCTCACCTGCCCGGAACACCACCGTGACGCCGGAGATATTGGTATTCCCCTCACTGTCCAGCACCGGCGTACTGTTCAGCAGCACGCTTTTTAATCCATCCACCGGACCTTCAATCGGCCCTTCACTGATGGCGTCTATCACGCTCAGCATCTGGGATGATTTCAGGTTGTCCTTCGCTTCGCGCGGGATATGCCCCTTACTGCTGCCTTTACCCATTCCTCACGCTCCAGAAACGACAAAACCGCCCTGAGGCGGTTTCACACAAAACATTCTGCATCAACGACCAATCACCACAACCTGACCACCATCTCCTTCATCTGCCGTGCTGATCTCCTGCGAAATCACCCGTGACCCCACGCGCATTTCACCGTACAGAACCGGCAGAACATTGCCCTGGGCAACCATGTTATCCAGTGAGGAGAAATAGGTGTTCTGTTTGCCGTTATCCGTTGTCTGTGTACGGGGAGTTCTGGCTTTCGGTGCCAGCATCTGCGCCACACCACCGAGCACCATACTGGCCCCCGCACCATACATTCCTGTAATTGCGGCAGCCCCCAACCAACCTGCAGGGTTCCACCATGCCACCGCAATCAGCGCCGCCCCCAGCACAGCCTGAAAAAGACCGCCACTTTTGGCTCCCGCCAGACGCGGCACAATGTGGATCACGGCACCATTTGCCAGCGGTTCATTAAGACGGGCTGATAATTCAGTTTCACCTGCATCACGCCCGGCAATGCGTACCTGATACCAGCCGTCGCTCAGTTTCTGACGAAACGCCGGGATCTGCATGGCCAGCGCCCGGATGGCTTCGGACCCCGTTTTCACTCGAAGGTCGATGCGGCGGCCAAATCGTTGTAAATCCCCGTAAAGGCAGATGCGTGCCATGCCCGGTGACGCCAGAGGGAGTGTGTGCGTCGCTGCCATTTGTCGGTGTACCTCTCTCGTTTACTCAGTTGTTCAGGAATATGGTGCAGCAGCTCGCTGTCACCACAGTAAATGGCGGCATGATTCGGCACCGATGAACCAAAACAGCACAGCAGCACATCGCCCGGCTGCGCCGCTGACAACGGCACCTGATACAGCCCTGTGGCCTCCAGATTATCCAGATAGAGATTCTGACCGTGACGCCACCAGTCATCCCCGCGATGAAAATCCGGCATCTCAATCCCCGCCAGATGGTAAGCATCCCGGAACAGCGTGTAACAGTCCGTCACCCCGTGCTCAAAGCGCCGCCCGGAAAGATGTGGCACACAGCGGAACTTGTGAATCGCTCCCCGGCAAACCAGCCACCACGGCAAATCACTCTGCACCTGCAGCCGCCGGTCGGTCTCACTCAGCCAGGGCATACCACCGGGGTGGCTGTGGACCAGCGCCACAATCTCACCCTGCATCTCTGCCCGCAGCCAGTCCTCCGGCGACATCCGGAAATACTCCTCCGGCTCACCGGAGATATTCACGCAGGGAAAATATCTTTCCCCTTCCGACGTTCTCACCACGAAGCCGCACGACTCCGCTGGCGCACATCGCCGGGCGTGCGCCAGAATCGCTGATTCTGTCTCTGTCATGGGATTTACTGCGAAAGTTTGTTAATGGAAAGGAAGCCGCCAAAGTTGCCGACATTATTGCGGAACTTACAGCCACTCAGGCATTTGCTGCATTTATCCTTCGTGATTTCGGATGTCGGCTGGTCATATTCATCCGCGACCGCCGGACCGTGATAACCGCACTCATCACCGCGATAGGTCCAGGTGCAGGTATTAGCAAGCATGATGCGCCCCGGAAAAACAGCGCCGTCCGTTTCCGTCGGCGTGGACAGTACAAAGGAGGCACTGACCGCGCTCAGTTCGCTGCACTGCTCAATACGCCAGCGGCTGATCACCTCCTGCTCCGGATCGGCGTCACTGTTTCCGTTGACGAAGTTCACCGCATCCAGAAAACGGGCGTAAACCTTACGCCTGACCACCGTTCCGCCGACCAGACTCTGCAGGTCTTCCGCCATCCCGGTGACCATGCCGTGCAGATTAGAGACTTTCAGCGTTGGCCTTGCACTGGCACCTTTGCCGTTCATCTCAAATCCACTCCCCTGAATGGGATAGGCCTGATACTGCCGACTCTGCCAGGTGACAGACTCTCCTTTCTCGTTCTGCTCATTGCAGAAAAAGTAGCGATCCCCGCCTACCTCGGTCAGGTCGATTTCCCAGAGCACCACGCTGGCCGACTGCTCCGCACGAATGCATTCATTCAGCGTTTCCTGTTGTATGTCCTGCATCAGATCACCACTTCGTCAAACTGACACGAAAAATCGGTATAGGTGATATGTTCTGTCGCTGACCACGTTCGACACACCACTCTGATTTTTCTGTTAATACCAGGCGGGCGCCAAAAAAGTAAGCGTACAGCGAGGGCCGTATTGACGGGGATGTGTTATTCAGCTGGCAGTGCTATGCGCCACGGAAGC